GCTACGTTTAATAAAGGTGTCTTTACAGAGTCTTTAGAAGAACAAGCTAGTGATATGTTAAAGGAAGGCTATAGTCCTGATCCAAGTAAAATTGATATAAATCCTGCACAAAAAGCTGCAAGAAGAATGGAAAAGCTTATTCACGATCAGATAGAAGAATCTAACGGATCGTCTGAAATTAGAAATGCTTTACTTGAAGCTGCTTTATTAGGTACAGGTCTTGTTAAAGGGCCGTTTAATTTTAATAAGAAGTTACATAAGTGGGATGTTTCAGAAGAAGGGGATAGAAAATATAACCCTTTAGAAGTTAGAGTTCCTCGAATAGAATTTGTAAGTTGCTGGGATTTTTATCCAGATCCTTCTGCTACTAATATGGATGAGTGTGAGTTCATTGTACATCGTCATAAAATGAATCGCAGTCAGCTTAGACAGTTACGCAATATGCCTTACTTTGATGAAGAGGCTATTCGTAATTGTTTACAGATGGGGCCTAACTACGAAGAAAAAGATTTTGAAAGCCGTTTAAAAGATGATTCCAGTAGCAGTGAAGACTATCAAGGAAACTATGAAGTCTTAGAGTACTGGGGTATTATGGATGCAGAGTATGCAAGAGAAGTAGGAATCGACTTACCCGACACAGTAGACGATTTAGACGAAGTACAGATTAATGCTTGGGTAACTGGAGATAAGTTATTGAGAGCTGTTGTTAATCCTTTTACACCTGCGCGTATTCCTTATCACGCTTTCCCTTACGAAAGAAATCCGTATAACTTCTTTGGTATTGGTGTAGCTGAAAATATGGATGACAGTCAGCAAGTAATGAATGGTCACGCTAGAATGGCTGTAGATAACTTAGCTCTATCAGGCTCTGTAGTCTTTGATATTGATGAGTCTGCTTTAGTAGGTGGACAGTCTATGGAAATATATCCAGGAAAGATATTCCGTAGACAAGCAGGGATGCCTGGACAGGCTATACACGGCTTAAAGTTTCCTAACACATCTAATGAAAATATGATGATGTTTGATAAGTTTAGACAGCTTGCTGATGAACAAACAGGAATACCTAGTTACAGTCACGGACAAACAGGTGTTCAAAGTATGACAAGAACAGCATCAGGTATGTCAATGTTATTAGGCGCAGCTAGTTTAAATATTAAAACAGTTGTTAAAAACCTAGATGATTTTTTATTAAAGCCTTTAGGTGAAGCTTACTTCCAATGGAATATGCAGTTCTTTGAAGGTGGTATGGATGTTAAAGGCGATTTAGAAATTAAAGCTTCTGGAACAAATAGCTTGATGCAAAAAGAAGTACGCAGTCAAAGACTAACTATGTTCTTACAAACTGCACAAAGTCCTGCTATTGCACCTTTTGTTAAAATCTCTAAACTAATTAGTGAACTGGCTTATAGCTTAGACTTAGATCCCGATGAAATACTAAACGATCCTGAAGAAGCCGCTGTAATGGCACAAATAATAGGTATGCAAAATGCTGGACAAAATGCAGGCGAGGAAGCTCAACCCCCTAGTGAACAACCCCCAACAATGGGAGCCGCTGGAGGAGTACCTCAAGCACCTCAAGAACTTGGAGCTACGGGTACTGGCGGTGGCAACATCGGAACTGGAAATGTACCGCAGCCAGGGGAGGATCAGTTCTCTGGAACGGTTGCTCCAACTCCCCCAATCGGTTAAACAAATAATTAAAGAGAATAATTAATGAAACGAAACGGCTCAATGAAAGATCAAATGAAAGGCTTGGCAATCACCATAGCTCCTGTAACAGTTGAAAAGAAACGAGATAAAAAAATGAGTGGTGGTAAACCTGCAAAGACTTCTTATACTTATAAAGAAGGCGGTAGGGTTATGTATGCTGAAGGTGGTAAAGGTATTGAAGCATTGAGAAAAGAAGCTCCAGAAGTTGTAGCTAGAATGGGCTATGAAGAAGGCTCAGAAGTAAAAGAAGAACCTTCTAGTAAAGATAAAATTTTAGAGGTTTTAGAAAATATTAATCGTTTTTTTAAACGCGATTTTGGTAAAGAAAAGATAGATGCTATAGCAGGTTTAAAACAAATTCAAAAAGAGTTAATGGAGCATCAAGCAGAACGTGAAGAATATGAAAAAAATAAAGATACAATAAAAGAAGAAAGACAGGCAAAAGGAATTTTTTATGAAGGTGAAGAAGGTTTTAATTATAGAGAACCCGATGATAACGTACCCTTTGCAGAAGGTGGAGATGTAGATGCTCAAATGGCTATGATGATGCCGATGGCAGAAGCAATGCCTGCAGAAGAAACAATGATGCCTGACGAGCAAATGGAAGATGAGTACTTAGACTTCATAGTCTCACAGTCTTTATCTTCCGAAGAAGAAATGTCATTAATGAATAAATTAGAAGCTGATCCAGAGTTAAGCGTTATGTTTGACAAGCTTATGGATACAGCTACAGAATTTTCAGGATCTGGCCCAGTTGATGGCCCAGGTTCGGAAGTCTCCGATTCGATACCCGCAAGGTTGTCGGATGGTGAGTTTGTTTTTACAGCAAAAGCTACAGAGCAAGTAGGCGCGGACAGATTACAAAGTATGATGGAAGATGCCGAGGCTGAAGCAGATGCTGGAAGACAGGAAGTAGCACAGGGTGGTGCAATAGATGAAGAAAAGGTTGACCAATACGGTAAGCCTGTTGATGAGGACATCGCAGAAGATGAAATCAGAAGAGGAATGTTATCTGTTAACCCACGCTTGCAATAACGATAGAGCCACCTTAAAACTTTAAGCACTCTATCACAACAATAACCGAAAGGCTACCTTAACAAAAACAAACCCTGCACTGTCGACATTTGCAGCTACTTTGTTTAGAAAGCCCCTAGTAGGAGTACGAAGATGGCAACACAAGCAAAACAAGCAAACCCTTATAACGCCAATAAAGAATGGCACAACCAGAAAGAAAAACCGTTTGTATCTGCTGATGGAGTATTTTTTGAAAAACCTGAAGTTCAGGATGACAAAGAAGAACCAAAGCAAAATAAAAAGGAAACTAAAAGTTCACCTGATTATAAAAAAAGATACGATGATTTAAAAACACATTACGATTCTAAATTGAATGAGTTTAAATCTAGAGAACAAGAACTACTAGAAGAAGCTGCTCAAAACAGACCAAGCTATGTAGCTCCAAAGTCTCCAGAGGACTTAGAGAAGTTTAGAGAACAGTATCCAGATGTTTATGAAGTAGTTGAAACTGTAGCACATATGCAAAGTTCTGAAAGAACTAAAAATCTAGAAGAAAAACTTGCAAGTTTACAAGAACGTGAAACAGAATTAGTTGCAGAACAAGCATCAAATAGATTGCTAGACAACCATCCTGATTTTGAAGATATTAAAAACAGTGATGAGTTTCATAGCTGGGCGAAAGCACAACCACAATCTATTCAAGATTGGATATATAAAAACGCTAATGATGGTGATCTTGCAAGTCGTGCGTTAGATTTATATAAACGTGATATGGGATTGGATGCTTCTAAAGCTAGAAAACCATCTTCAAAAAAGTCTAGAAAATCTGCTGCTGATATGGTTTCAACTAAAACAACTGCCGTTGAACCCCAGCAAGACAGAATCTGGACAGAAAGGGAAATTGCTAAAATGTCTATGGATGAGTTTGATCGATTTGAAGATGAAATCGGAATAGCGATTCACGAAGGCAGGATAGTAAAATAATAATTAACTTTTAATTTTGATATAATAATGGAGAGTAACTATGGCTTATAACGCCTCAGATCAGTTCTTTGAACCAGGTACTGATACAAATGCAAACTTTGCAAACTCCGTCAGTGGTCAAACTAATTCGTTTTTTCTTCCCGCAGTCTACTCTAAAAAGGTTCTTAACTTCTTTAGAAAGGCTTCGGTTGTAGAAGCGATCACCAACACAGATTACGCTGGTGAGATTGCCGCTTTCGGAGATTCCGTAAAGATAATAAAAGAACCTGAAATCACTGTGTACACATACGAACGTGGAGCAGATGTTACAGCAACTAAATTAACAGATCAAGAGTTGACTCTTGTAGTTGATACAGCTAACGCTTTTAAATTCATCGTTGACGATATTGAAACTTCAATGTCTCACGTTAACTTTAAAGAAGTAGCTAGTTCATCTGCAGCATACGCTCTACGAGATGCTTATGATGAAGGTGTAATTGCTACTATGTTCGCAGGTGTTTCTGCTTCAAGTCCTAACCATATCCTTGGTGCTGACAATGCTACTGATTTAGCAGCAGGAACATTTGACGGTACTGGTAATCTTGACATAGGTTTTGGATCATCTGAACACGATCCTATTGATGTACTATCGCATATGTCTCGTCTTCTTGACGAACAGAACATTCCTGAAGAAGGTCGCTGGTTTTTAGCCTCGCCTGACTTCTACGAAGTTCTTGCAAGTTCATCTTCTAAACTTTTGTCTGTTGATTACAACGCAGGTCAAGGTTCTATTAGAAATGGTCTAGTATCTTCTGGTAAATTGCGTGGATTTGAAATGTACAAATCAAACAATATTGCTGCTGCATCTAATGCTGCTGGCAAATGTTTGGCTGGTCATATGTCTTCTACTGCAACAGCACAGACGATTACAAGTACTGAAGTATTGCGTGATCCTGATTCATTCGGTGACATTGTACGAGGACTCCACGTTTATGGATCCAAAGTACTCCGTGCCGATGCATTAGTTTCTGCTTTCTACGGTATTGACTAAACTGACTTGGGGGCGTAAAAACCCCCTTTTCTTTTTTTAGAGTAAGATTTTAAAAATAAATAACCAGAGGTAAATATTATGGCAGCCGTAAATATTAGAGACACTGGTCGCAACTCAGCAAGAACAACAGATGTAAGAGATCTTTCAGATCGAGTTGAAACGACCAATCCAGGACAACAAGTAACAGAAGCAGACGTTACAGTAACTACAGCTACTATTGCTGTAACAGATGATACAAATACAGATGTAAGTTTTGTACAGCCAGCAGGTACTATTATTCGTAATTTAATTGCTATTCCAGCAGGCAACATTGTAACTGGCGGATCAAGTGGTAACGATGTTGATTTTAGTTTAGGAACAGCAGCAGGTGGTGGTCAAATTATTGCTACTGAAGCTATCCTTGACGATGGTGGATCAGCAGTAACTTGGGCAGCTAAAGCTCCGTTGTATATTATACAAAATTCACACGGACACGCAGCAAGCCAGTTTGTAAGTACTTCAGTTACTGCAGGTGTTGTAGGTGGTCCAGCAACTTCAGAAGCTATTGTTATAGCATCTACGTTGTACAGTGCAGCAGCTAGAACACTACACGCTAGACTCACACCTATTGGTGCTGATTTAGCTACAGCAGCTACAACTGTTAAGTATATTGTACAATTTGAACAGTTAGACTAAGCCTATGCCACAATTAGGCAGCGACAAAAATCCTATAATCCTAAATGGCTCTAGTAAGCCGAAAAGCTCTAGAGTCTTAGGATTGCTAGGTACTGCGTATTCTGGTAAAGCTAAACAGAATTACAAGGATAACTACGATAATATATTTGGTAAGAAAAAAGGTAAGTAATGGCTACTACATATTTAACATTGACTAACGAAGTATTACGAGAACTAAACGAAGTTCAACTAACGTCAGCTAATTTTGCAAGTGCTGTAGGAATACAGGCTTTTGTAAAAGAATCTATTAATAAATCATTAAACGATATAGCTAACGAAGAACCCCAACTACCTTTTTTTGCTACCGCAACCAGTGGAGATACTGATCCTTTCTATGGGAACGTAAATGTATCTACTGTTGCAGGTACTCGATGGTATCTTCTTAAAGCAGGTAGCTCCAGTATAACAACAGATTATGCTGCAATAGATTGGGATAACTTTTATCTTACAACAATAGGTGTTTCAGGAGAAGCTGCACCTTTTGTATCTAAAGGATTAAGATTTATAACGCTTACAGATTGGACACGTTATATTAGAGATTCAGAAAACGCTGACGATGCAGACACACAGAACTATGGAGAACCTAAATACGTTATTCGTAGTCCTGATAATCGTAAGTTTGGTATAAGCCCTATACCCGATAAAGTCTATAAAGTTTATTTTTATGCTTTTGTTTCTCCTACAGAACTTGCTGCACACGGAGATGTTATAATACTACCCGATCAATACGCTTCTGTTATTACAGCTCGTACACGTTACTATGTGCATCAGTTTAAAGAAAACTTACAACAGTCGGCTTTTGCATTAGATGATTATAAAAAAGGAATGAAAAGAATGAAATCTAATCTTATTAATCCTCAACCTAAAAATATGACAGACGATAGAGTTTATTTCTAGTGGCTGCATCACAGCCTTTTTCAGTTGCACTGCAAGGTGGTTTAGATAAATCCAGTAATACTATGGAGCTTTTAACAAGACCAGGAGTAGCAACTAGATTATCTAACTTTGAAATCTCTACACGCGGTGGCTATAGACGCATTAACGGCTATACGCAACTAGGAGATGGTACAAGACCTAATACCTCTAATGAAATATTAGGTATGACTGTATATGCTGACGGTGTAATAGCTTCTTCAGGTACTAATATATACTTTAGTCAAGACGGTGATAGTTGGTTACAGATTAATAAAGCCAGTGTAGCAGGTGGTGGGGATAACTTTAGTACCTTTTCAGGTCGTAGTGCTTCAGCTAGAACTTCTCAAGGTAAAGCACACTTTGCAACCTTTGAAGGTAATACTACATACGGTGAAGTTATTATTACTGACGAAGGCTCTGGAGTAAAACCTTTCTATTTTAAAATGACAGGTACTGGAGATGCGTTAAGCAGTAGAACTTTTTTTGCAAAAGAAATAACAGTAAGTGGTACACATTTCCCTAAGTTTTGTGTAATCCACGATAAACATTTAGTAGTTGCAGGTGCAGCTACAGCTTTAAATACTATATTCTATAGTGGTACAAGTGACATAGATGATTTTACTTCTACAGGATCAGGCAGTATTGTACTAGACGATCAAGTAGTAGGTTTAAAATCTTTCCGTAACGAGCTTTTTGTATTCTGTAGAAACTCTATATATAAGTTACAAAACATAAATGATTCAAGTACAATAGCAATAGTACCAGTTACAAAGAACGTAGGTTGTGTAGACGGTAAAACTATACAAGAGTTTGCAGGTGACTTGCTTTTCCTCGCTCCTGATGGTTTCAGAACTATTGCAGGTACAGCAAGAATTGGTGACGTTGAGTTAGGAACTGTTAGTAAAATGATACAACCTATTGTAAACGGAATATTTGATAACATTGTTGATTATGAATTTAGTAGTGTAGTACTTAGAGATAAGTCTCAATATAGAATGTACTATAGTGGTTCTGCAGAATCCACAATAAACTCAAAAGGTATTACAGGAACTCTCACAGCTAGAGGATTTGAATGGACAGAAGTAAGAGGTATACAAGCCCCTGCTATAGCTTCTGGTTTTAACTTTGCAGGTAAAGAAAAAGTTTATCACGGAGATAGGAACGGTTATATTTATAACCACGATACAGGAAGTTCTTTTAATCCTGAAGGAGTTCTAACAAGTATATTAGCAGAGTATCAATCACCTGATTATGATTACGGAGACTTCGGAACTTTAAAAACTTTAGATCACGTTAAAGTATCTTTAAGACCAGAAGGAGCAACAGATCCTACATTAAGAGTTAGATTTGATTTTGACACTACAGATAGAATACAGCCTCCAGATGTTTCATTAGAAACAAACGATCCTGCTATTTTTGGTTCTTCTATATTTGCAGCAACAGTTAAGTTTGGTGCGGCAGAATCTCCTTTAATAAGACAGGCTATTCAAGGAAGTGGACACAGTAACTTCTTTAAAATTTTTAGTGAGGACACAAATGCTCCTTACACAATAAATGGATTATATATAAACTACAGACCATCGGGAAGACAATAATAATAAGAGAGAATTAAATTATGGCTCAAACATATACTAGACAAAGTTCGATAGCAGATGGAGATACTATAACTGCCGCGCTTTTTAACAATGAATATAATCAACTTTTAAATGCTTTTGCTTATAGCTCAAGTAGTGCTTCATCTACAGGCCACAGACACGATGGAACTGCTGGACAAGGCGGTAATATTCATACTATTGGTGACTTAGATTTTTTAAATAAAATTGTTGCAGACAGTACTAATAATCGTTGGGGAGTCTTTGTACAGGTATCTAGTGCAGCCGTAGAGCAAGTAAGAATATCTGACGGTGTTGTTTCTCCTGTTACAGACAGTGATGTTGATCTAGGTACAAGTTCTCTTTATTTTAAAAATGCTTACATAGATGCTATAACTACTACAGGTAACGTAGCCGTAGGTGGTAACTTAACAGTTACAGGTACTACAGCTTTTAATGGTGGTACACTTACTCTTGGTGATTCTGCTGCAGACAACGTAGTCTTTGGTGCAGACATTAACAGTAATATAATTCCTAACACAGATAGTGCTTTTGATTTAGGTAGTTCTTCACAGGAATGGAGAGACTTATACTTAGACGGTACTGCACACATTGATACGTTAGACGTAGATGTAAACGCTACTGTTGCAGGTACATTAGGTGTTACAGGTATTGCTACTTTTACTGATGATATTATTATTGGTGACGGCAAAACAATAGGTTCTGCTTCAGATGTAGATGCTATAACAATAGCGTCTAACGGTCAGCTTACACTTACACAAACTTTAATTGGTACAGCATTAGACATTAGTGGTGACATTGATATTGATGGTACATCTAACCTTGATATTGTAGACATAGATGGCGCAGTTGATATGGCTACAACACTTGCAGTCGCAGGTAACGTAGATTTCAACGGTGATCTAGACGTAGACGGTACTACAAACTT